ATCAAGCCGCATTTTGGCAAGAGCGCAAGCTGTATGATTATTTCTGATGCGCCAACAAATAGTGATGAAAGCGCCGGTGTTATGGGGCTATCATTATCAAGCGAAGCCGTAGCGCAAGCTTTGAATGAAGCCGGGTTGACGTTAGCAGATATTTATTGGACTGCCTTGCTCAAGCGTCCCAAGCGTGACAGCGTTATAACAGCAAGTGAGATTGCGCTTTATCAGCCCTATCTTGAACACGAGATTGAGTTGCTACAGCCACTGGTCATTGTGTTGCTCGGGTCACAAGTCGTTCGACATTTCATCCCTGACTTCAAGGGCAAAGCGTCCGATCAGGCAGGGCATGTTGTCTATAATGCAAAATATGATTGCAATCTGGTTATCGGTTTCTCACCGGGCGAGATTTATCATGATAGCGACAAGCAAACCAATATGAACGATGTGTTTTTAAAAGTAGCAGAACTACTTGCCTGATTTTACTCTAATTAAAGTCTGAAGGTTTTGGATATGCCAACAACAATTACAATCAAACGATTTCTTGATCCAGACAAGCTAAAAGCTGATTTGGCTTTCTCCATTAATGACTTAAGCTCGGCCATGATGGAGCAATCAGCTATTTTGGCTTATTATGGTGTTTTGGCTGCTCAAGCGGCCAAACAGGTTGATATATTGAAGCTGGCTTTAGAGAATAAAGAAGCAGCCCTTTATCAATTTGAGCGTAATAAAGCGGCGACTAGTGGTGAAAAACTCACCGAAACTATGTTGGAAAAACGCATTGAAGCGACCGCTAAGATAGCGGTAGAGAGCTTTCGCCATCGCCGCGATATGCTTGTCCAAATGGGCTTGCTTGAACGCGAGGAAATGAAAGGTGAGTTGCGCATTCAGGCAAAACAGGATGCGCAAAATGTCGTTGAAAGTGCCAAAACCCGTGAGCTTGATCGGTTGCGCAATCGCAATAATGAGCACTGAACGTAATAATATTTCCCTTATTTATCCTGCAATTTTCCAGTGTGCTTGTCGCTATAAACAATAAGAGCAAAGTTTAACGCGCTCAAAAACAAAAATCACGAAGCACAAGCATGAACTCATAAAAACAAAGCACAAACGATTAAAGGACAAAGAACATGGCATTATCTGCTGCATTAAGAGCAAAAGTCGCACAATCAAAAGCTCGCTATCAAACCAACAATTCAAAAACTACCAAGCCAAAAGAAGGCCGCAATCAATATCGTATTCTTGCGCCAACACACGCTCAAGCTGCTTGGGTTGACCCTAATGATGGTCAATGGTGGGCTGAACTTGGTGTTCATTGGAACAAAGTCGCAGAAAATGCCAAACCGCTTGCTGTCGTTGGTGATCCAGAAACAACTTTTGGCGAGCCAGCGCAACTTTCAGCCGTTATTGAAAAAGCGATTGCCAGCGCAACGGATGAGGATAGTAAAAAGCTCTATGAAAGCTGGCGAGCTAGAAAATCCATTTTGCTTAACGTCATTGACCGTAGCGAGGGTGATAAGGTTGCGGTGCTTGAATTGTCACCAACAACCTTTGCTAAAGTCCTTGAGCAGATTGAAGAATATGATGAGGCCGATCAGGATATTACCGATCCGGTCAATGGTATGGATATTATCATTACCAGAGTGGGTAAGGGTTTGAATACCGAATATTCGGTGATGGTTGCGCCAGTAAGTGCCAAAAAT